GTCTATAGGTGTCTTTGTTGCTCTAACATGAGTAGCACCATAGGCAGTCTGTGGTTGGTGTCTGTCTGCGATATAATAACCGTAGTAGATAGCCCACATGGCATTTACAATACCAGCACTATCATCGTGTAATGCAATGTTTACCGGTTCGTAATTAAAATTTTTATAGACGATCTTTTTTCTATTGTATTGATTTTTTACAACACTATCAAAATTATACTTAGGTAAGTCTGCTGATTTAACCAGCAATCCTACTTCTTCTCCGTGGCCGTTTAAATCAAACGACGGTGCTCGGTGCGCAGTCTTGTCAATTTCAAAATGAACATAGAATAAGAACTTAGTCCTTGGCGATAGTCTAAACGTATCGTCAATGAATAAGCGAGTAGCGTGTTGCCAGTTAGAAACTAACCCTTTGGGATTAGTTAATCCTGTACCAACGCCGGTAAGAAAACGTGTGAAATAATTGGCCATACAAATATTTATGCCACAAAAAAACCCAGGTTCAATCCTGGGCTTTTCTGTTTAAGGCTTATTAACCTTGTGCGCCAAGTGCGCCAGTTACTGCTTGTGTAGCTACCTGACGACCAACTGCTGCACCAATACCACCTTCGATGCTTACGTCGGACTTGTCTGCGCCCCACTGTTCCATATTATCAAAACGGATGCTTAGAGCAACTGTAGCATGTTCGTTAGTACCGTATGCTAATTCGCCGTAGTCTGCGTTTTGGATGAAACAACCGTATAGGTTAAATGTTTCAAGTGTTTTTGGAGCAAGGTTTGCGTTACCACCGTCGAGGATTTCAATACGTGTAGTAAATTTGTAATCAATACCAGAACGTGCAGATGCTTGTTCAATAAAGTCAAATTGTTTCTGTAGTTGTTGACCAACTAATTTCTGAACTTGACCGCTTGCATCATCACGTAATGTTAATGTGATCATTTCAAACGTATGCTTACCTGCAAGATATACCTTACTGTTATAAACATCTAATGTCATTTCTTCAAATGAAACTTTAGGTCTTGTAACGTCTTGTACTTGCTTGGTCAATTCTGTTGCTGCTGCAACACCAAAGCCCAGGAGAGTTACTCTAAAGCGATATTTTAACTTAGGCATTAGTAGCACTTGTGTGCTACCTGCCGTATTAGTTGTAGGTATACCTAAATTGGTTAATGATGTAATTGCCATTTTTAAATCTCTCCTGTGTTCTTGACACGCAATGGAATGTAAATGAACTCAACAGCTTTAACAGGTTCAATCGCGATATCAACCCATAATTCGTTGCGGTCAATACGTGCTGGTGTGTTATTGCTTTCATCACAAACAACTGCAAAGTCATATAGAGCTCTTAAACCTACAAGTTCAAGTAACAAGCTCTGACATGCCTGCTTGATCTCATCACGTGTGATTGAATCGTTTGGTTCAAAAATGTACGGGCGAGCAAGTTTGTTTAATTGACTACGTAAGTAAACAACTAAACGTGCTACGTTGATACGATCCAATGCACTTGCATTTCTTGCACGAGTTTTTTGACCGAAGTTAATCAAACCAACACCGTTGAAGAATGTGATTGGGTTAATCTTAAGATCATACAATGTATCGCGTTGACCTTCATTTAATGCTACAGTCTGGAATTCACCTGTCGCTGCATCAATATAGCCAACTGCTGTTGCGTTAGTAATACCACCGCGTCTTGTACCTGCTGGAGCAAACCATGGGTAAGAAGCGTTGTCACTCAATGCAATAGTTTTCAACATCATGTGCGAACTTGGAACAACTGCGTTTGAACCACCTAAGTCTGTTGTAAAACCACTTGGATAGAACACGCCTAAGTATTCGTCATATGTAACAATACCGTTGTCGCCGTTGTCAGTTACTAATTCTGCATTAGTACCCCAGTTTGTTAATGTTGTAGCATCAGATGCTAAACGTAATGGTGTATCACCGATAACAAATGCTGTCTGGCCACGATCGATGTTTAAGTTAACAAGATTGCTCATTAACTCAGGATAGCCTGGGCAAGCAATAATGTTAAAGTTACGACGCTCTTCATCGCGGATTTCTGCGCTTGTATCAACAACAGATTTCAATGCTGCTGTTACAACTGCACGTTGAGCATGGTGTAGGAATGTTCCTGATCCATCTTCTGCATTTGGAGAAGCTGTAACCCAACGATCTGTTTCTGTGTAAGCATTCATTGATTCGCCAGTTACTACAGCGTTGCCCAATGGGCTGTTTGTAGAATCATAACGTTCGTTGCTTTGTGTTTGATCGATAAAGTTTGTAACATATTTCTTAACGTTACCGTCCGATCTACGTGTGTTCCATAGCAACATACCTTTTGGATATAGTGCAGGATCTGGAGCATCTGGATCTAAATAATTGTTAGTCAATAACGAAGCGATAGTTGCTGCTGTATTACCAGTTGCACCGGTCGAACCGTAACGTGCATCGGCAAATAAAATACCTTCTTCTGTAGTTTGATCAGTTTTGTCAACTAATTCCCATTTCTCAGAAGCAGGAACCCCTTGGATATTGCTGTTGTAGCGATAGATAGTTGGGAAATTTTCTAAATCGGCAGTGCTGATCCATAAATCGTTATCAGTAAATGTTACTCCACCGGTGTATGGATTACTTGCTGACACTGTAGGACCTGTTGCCTTAGTAGAAGCAAAGTTATTTTTGTAACCAACCCATGTACGACCGTTGTGTACCATGATGTCGATTTCACTAACACCAGAGTTATACCATAATTGACCATCTTGCGGATCATTTTGAGGAGCAGTTAGGTTAGCAATAAAGTTGCTGGCCGCTAATGGCTTCCAGTTTGAAGCAAGATAACTTTCTGTTGCTGACGAAGCAAGAGGACCACTACCGTCAGTAGCTGAACCAACTGACAAGTTATAGAAATTATCAGTTCCTGTTAAGGTATTGATGTTGTATGGTGTAAAGATATCTGATAATGGTGTGCTTGTGCCATCAGTTAATCTAAAATCGCCGCCAAGTTTGTGCGAAATCTGCAATTCGTTGTCAGCGGTAACTGCTGCAACAATATTTGTAAATCCAGCTGCATTAATTGCAGTGGCGATCTTTTCAGCATCGTCTGCATCACCTAACAACGCATTTGAAGTTGCTGCGCTTAGTGTAATTGTTTTTGCTGTGTCTAATGCTGATTGACCTTTTAATGATTCTGCAATTGTAAATGTGTTTGTGCCAGCAGTTAGTGAACCGGTGGTAATTACTGAAGAAGTAACAGTTGTGTAAGCTCCAACACCAACACTTCTCTTCCATACACGGAATGTTGCTGTTTCTGGGCTTGCATCGTACTTGGTATCTTCATTAGCATTTGTTTGAACAAATAGTGTATCACTGTCTAATTTAGCACCACCACCTGAACGATCTAAGTAGTATAATGCTGCGTTTGTAGATGAATACAAGTAAGCATCATATGATACCCATGTTTCTGTAGTTGCATCCCAACGTTTTGCAATCCAACGAGCACCTGCATTTGGTTCTGTTGTTTTGATCCAAACTGAGCCTGTCGGACGACCATAGGTCATTGTATCGTTGCCTTCGTCGTCGCTGTCACCGCGTTTAAATGTAGGAACTTGTGTATGTGGGCTTTGTACTAATTTAGGACCATGATATGTTCCTGCTGTGATATTAATACCTGCTGAAGTAAGTACTCCTGCAGGAGAAGCATTGGCAATAACAATAGCATTGGATAACGAGCTATCACCTACAGTATCATTTTGTCCGTCAGTATACAAGTATAGTTTGCTACCAACTGCTTTTGCAGTAATACCAACATCGTCGGTTAAACTATTAATTCTTGTTGCTACTAATGCTGCTGTATCGCTGCTGTATATAGTAACAGTGGTTCCATTAAGAGTAAATGTACCGGCAGTTGGTGTTGATGCTACACTGCCCCCAATTACTGTAGGATGGCTTGCGCACCATGATTTAGAACCAACCAATACCCATTCGCCTGCAGCTACACCTGTACCAGTACCTGCTAAACCACCATTGCCTGCAGATTTATAATAAATTCTTGCAGTTTCTTTAGCTGCTACAAATGATCCGCTGCCGTCAACAGTTTGGAATACAACTGCGTAATCGCCGATTGCACCAACTGATGTCTTAGGAGCATAACCTGCATTTGAGTCAATTCTTGATGCATCGTCGTCTGTTAAAATAATTGGGGTTTTTAATGTGAATTTCTGTCCACCTTCAGTTGCTGCTGAAGCACCGTTCCATTCCTGGATACCCCATGCTGTTGCATTAGCGTCTAACCACCATTGTCCGTCGTCTGGATTTGCTCCCGGGGCTGAACCTTCTGCTACCAATTGTGATAAATCAACGTCAGCACGTACGATAAATGCTGCATTTGATACCCCAAGCAAGCTGTAAGCTGCTAATAGACCGTATTCGTTGCGTTCACCGCCATGTACTGGATTCGATGATGCTGTTTTTTCAAAGAACGGTACACCAAATAGATCAACAAGATCTTTCTGGCTCGTAACTTTAAATGCCTTGCCAGCATTTGTTTTAGTTGTTGCAGTGGCAGTTCCTGTGCCTGCTGCGTTTGATTTGTCCTGGGCTGTTGCCACAACGATCAAAGGAGTAGTACCAGGTTCTGCTGGTGTATAAAAACTCTCGTCGATAACTGTTACGGCTACGCCTGGTGATTGTAATGTCGCCATTCCCTATTCTCCTGGTAATAGTTTTGCTCAAAGTATTTACCTGGATATTGGAAAAATGCCCTGTTATAGCAGTAGAAAAAGGGGCTGAAAAGGTTTAAATATTATTATGAGACCGCTTTGTAAGTGCGGGCAACGACCCCGTGCAATTAATTATCGCAAAGGCAACAAAACCTACTATAGAAGCCTGTGTGAAATCTGCTTGGCTCACGGAGTTGGCCACGGTATTCCACGATGGCAACGAGCAGGATATAAAATAAAACTACAG